AAGTATTGAAGCTGATAGCAAAAAACAAGCTATTGATATGGCTTATCTTATGAATTATAAGAGTGGATTAGGTATGAAGTATATGGATAACCTAGAAGCTAATACAATTTCTTTTTCAATAGAGGAGAAAGAGTAATGGCTATAACAGAACAAGGTGCGTTAAACGATTTCTACAATATGCAACCTAACATATCGGTAGAGATTGTAGGTAATACTGCAATTTTTACTGCTGAAATAAACTACCAAGACCTTACCAAAGAAGAATTTGAAATATATATGGAGGAAAAATAATGGCTAAGTTAAAAATTAATGGACAAGATAAAATCTATTTAGGTAACGACTGCGTACATTGTAGGAAAGATACAAGTTTTGGTAGTGGTAGGTATGTTAATAGATATCCTGCTGAAATATATAGCGAAGATCATCAAGCAATATTAGAGGGATATTGTTGTGATGTATGCGAACAAGAATATATAGATAGCTTAGATGAAGTAGAAAGAGCTAGATATTTAAGAGAGGAGGAGTAATGACTAAAGCATATACAGGATTGATAAATGAATATGGTGAAGTACACAAAGAAATTGTATGCAAACAAGATGAAGATGTGTTTGAGTACAAGTTAATAGTAACAGGACAATTCTATGGAGATAAAGATGAAGTGATTAACAAGGATAGAATATTAGATGTTGCGAGATTGACAGACAAAGGTAGTGCTTGGGAAATGCTTTGGGGTGCAGACTTTGAATTGTATGACTTACAGGAGGAGGAATAATGATACAACAATTAAAGAAAGCAATAGAACTTGTAGAAAAAGAATTAGCAAAAGATAAATCTTTAATGGAAGATAAAGATATTTTCTATGATGAGGGATACATAGCAGGAGTTTCTTATGTAGTCGGTTTACTAGAGGAGGAAGAATAATGGCAAGATTATTTAAAGGATATATAGATTCTTATGAGATGTTGGATTTCTTATCCGATAGATTACAAGATGAGTTAAACAGAATCAATGTAGAGAAGTCAAGGGGCATTAGCTCATGGACTGATACACGATACACAAGATATGATGAGCAACGATATGTTATTAAGCAACATCACAAGTACCTACAATCTCTGCACAAAGAGTTAGAGAAAGCTGAATTGCTAGATGATATAGCGAGAGAAGGAACAGAATAATAATGATCCACCATTCTAATTAAAAAATCCCTATTGCTAGGGATTTTTTATGAATAAAGAAAGGCACCTAAAGAACTAGATGACTTAACCTAAGTGTAGTACAACAGTTAATTTAGTGGTAGTCAATACATAACTTTTGTGTAGGCACATTACGAAAGGAATTATGAGTAAGAAAATAATAATAAAAGTAGAACTTATACATGGAATGTTTCACGACATACACTTCGAGGGTGTAGGCAAAGAAGAGATAGAAGTAAGAGTAGTAGACATTGAGCAAGAGGATATGTAATGGATTTACCTAATAAAAAATACAACATTATCTATGCTGATCCCCCATGGGAATATAGGCAAAGTGGTAGTAAAACTAACAGTAGAGGTATGGCTAAACAACACTATCAAACTATGAGTACACAAGATATATGTAATTTAAACATACAAAATATTAAGAATGATGAAACAATTTTATTTATGTGGGCTACATTTCCTAACATAGACCAGGCATTAATAGTCATCGACAGTTGGGAGTTTACTTACAAGACAGCAGGGTTTGTGTGGGTAAAAAAGAATACAAAAGCTAACACAAATTTTTGGGGCATGGGTGCATACACTAGAGCTAATGCAGAAGTTTGTCTATTAGCAACAAGTAAAAATACTAAAGCAAAACAAATAGTTAAATCGCATGGTGTACACAGTATTGTTGAAGCACCCATAGAAAAACATTCAAAGAAACCTGCAATCGTAAGAGATAAGATAGTTGAATTGCTAGGAGATGTACCTCGCATTGAGTTGTTTGCTAGAGAAACAGCACAAGGTTGGGATAGTTGGGGTAATGAATTGTGATAGATAATGAGTAAAACATATTGGATAGTCTTTAACAACAAAGATTATAAAGATAACCCAGACTTAGTAATGGATATGTTAACTGATGAATACCTTGCAGACAGAGAGGAGAAAGGAATACAATGATAGTTGTCAATTATTGTAAATGTGTGATAACATTATGAGTATGATGTATATAGTTACAGCTATAAATATTTATAACAGTGAAGAACGTAGGTGGGAATTTGACAATCTTGTTGAAGCTAACAAGAAAGTTAGAGAACTTAAAGATCAACCGAGCAGGTATGTGATTAAGTTTACTACTACATCAACTGTTGTTGTATAGATAGCAAGACAATACAGGATAAGGAGTTATCATGGCTAATTTATTTGGCGAACCTAAGGCACTAAAAAAGTGGGCTATTGAATTAGCTAACGCTTGTGGTGGTCAAACAGTAGAGCGAACATTAATAATAAAAGAAACTAATGTAAGTAAAGTAGATGAACTTATAGAACAGTTTGTCAAAGACCATAACGATATGGTCATACAAATACACGAAGTCGAACAAAAAATGGAGGAAGAATAGTGGACACAGCAATAGTAGTGATAGCGTTTATAGTTATCAATGCACTTGCTTGGAGACTTATAGAAAAGGATAAAATATAATGGAAGAAAAAACAGTAGAGAATTTAGTTGCAGAACTTATGAATTTAAAAGTAGAAGATCAGAAAGTATTTACAGCTAATGTGATACGAGTGGAGAATAAAATTATACTTACAGGCATATCTGCAACAATACCAGTGGTTATACAAACTCTTGAATTTGATGAAGATGGAGAATTGATACGAGCAAGAAATGATAAGGGTCAGTACGTTGCAGACAATCCTGACACAGTAGAGAACGAAGCCTTTAAGGAAGAGGAGTAATGGAGTTAGCAATTATTTTAGGCGTATCAATAATAAGTTTATTACTAATAGGAACACTGTTTACTTTATTTGATATGTCTAAAGACTTAGTAAGGGTACTACACTTTGTTGAAACAATGAAGTTTGAATTTGTAAAACTCAATGAACCAATGGACATGTGGGATACAAAAGGTAACTTCAATGGTTTCAATGATGAATAAGTTGATAGATGATTTAAACTTTAACAACTTACTTATAGCAACTAAACGAAATGAGTTACAAAAACTGTCATACGATAGAGCTAACCTTATTAAAAGACTACTAGAAGAGGGTCTATCAGTTATACAGGTAAGTAAGATAACTAAACTAAGTAGGCAACGTGTCTACAAAATTATAAACGAGGTAAAAGAAAATGAATAAAGAAACAAAAAAGAAATTACTTGCACCATTTCCAAAGGAAGTAGTACAAGATCCACCTAAGGGTAAGTTCGGTAAGTTCGTAAATCATGCAGTTTATGTAGAGAGATTAAGAGATTGTGATGTGGAGTATGAGTGGCAGTTTGAACCAGTCATTATTAATGACAAGGTCATAGGTGCTAAAGGTAAGTTAACTATTGAAGGTAAAGTTTATGAAGGTGCAGGAGATGTTGAAGCACCTGCATTAGCAAGAGCAACATTAGGAGAATGTCTTAAACTTGCAGAGAGTGACGCATTTAAAAGAGCTTGTATGAGAGCAGCGATTGGCGTAGAACTATGGTCAGGAACTGATGACTTCTATGCAGATGATGACAACACACCTGTAAAAAAAAATACAGTAGCTAAACCTATTGAGAAAACAGGCAGAGTAAAAGATATTGTTATAGAAAAAGAAGAACAAGAAATTTTAAATAAAGCTAAACAAGACTTTGCCAAAGACGTTGGTGCTGATGAAGATCGTGTAGCTGACCAATTAGGTGACATCATTAAAGGTATGTGTCCTGATGACAAGTTAAGAAAAGAACTTAAGAACTCTGCTTGGCAACAATCAATGGAGGACAACCTACCTAAAGAGATAGAGGATTGGTCTGACCAAGATATGAAAACTTTCTTAGGTCATTTCGGTACACTCATGCAAGATGACAAAGCTATGTTAAACAGCATGACTACTGATATAAGTGACACACAAATGCAATGTCCTGACTGTCAAAAGTTTGAATGGATTAAGGACAACAGAGAAACAAAAGCAACTAATGAGAAAGCTAAAAACATACCTGACTTTACTTGTGACAACTATGGTGCAGACAAAGATGGTTGTGGTAAAGGTTGGTACATAGGTAGCAAAGACTTTCCATTTGATAAATGGCTTTAGAGGAAATAGGTAACAGCGAGGGATTAAAAAGATTAGTACAGAGAATAAAGAAAAGATTTCCTGACTACAACTTTGACATTCCACCTACACCTGATCGCACACATAAAGCACCTTATCTTTGTAAAGATAACAAGGATACATACTACGACAATGATGGCAATGTATTCTGTGCAACAAGATATAAACTCGTAAGCGAAACTAATCCTCATGCGTACACATGGGCTACATGTCATGCACTTATAAGTACCTTAGATGAGCAACAAGTGTATAAAGACTTGCAAGATGAGGCACCTTTCTGATGGGGTATACACCTTTACCAGACTGTGTAACTATACGAATATCAGAGATAGATGGATTAGGTTTATTCTGCGTCACTGCTATTGAACAGGGTTACAGTCTAGGCATATCACATGTACACGACACAAGATTTCCCAACAGGTTTATTCGTACACCACTTGGTGGTTTTGTTAATCATAATGATAATCCGAACTGCAAGACTGTGGACATACAAGGGTATAAATATCTGACTACCCAAAAAGATATAGCACCTGGCGAAGAACTTACACTTAAATATACAATGTACAATTTAGATGTTGTCACTTAACTTAGCGTTCAGACACCTAATAGAAAAATATATATGGGATAAACCTGTCGTTACTTTAACTAGAGAAGAAATACAAAGAGCTAGTGATTTTGCACAAGCAGTTGTAGAGAGTAAACAAAAAGAAGAACAATACAAAATAGATGGTAGGTCTATACAAAAAAGATTTTTTACAGGCATAAGTTCAGAGATAGCAGTAGAGAAGTATCTTGGTATTAAGTTTGTTGACTACTCAATCGGTGGTTCTAAGAAGTATAACTACCCTGACATGAAGTCAGCAGGTATACAAGGTGGTGTTAAGTCCACTGAAGTATTTAAATTTCCCCTTGTTCCTAAAATAAATAAATATCCACAAGCAATGGTCGTTAAACAAGATGATTTTCATTACTATATATGTGGTATTGCACAACCTAATGTATTAGATCGCTACCAATCTGACCTCTTTGTGCTAGATAAAAACATCTTAAAGAAGTGGAACAAGTCTGCGTTCTATGGCTTTGCTTTCTTAGAAACCCTATAAACATTGACCTTATGTACCTGCGAGATTGCCCTGTAACAGGCGTGTGTAGGCAGAGTGGCACTATGTACCACACAAACTACAATATTTTTAAGTTATCCCAACCTTTATTGCTAACAGTAAATGATAAGACACCTGGATGTGACCAGTTACCTGTCCTAGCAGTAAAGTCTATGCTCTTGTCTAATGAAGGACACTGAAACCAAGTTCTATCTCCTTGTTGCTTACTACGAAAGTGATGATAGTGTCCTGTTACGAGGATCTCTGCGTCTCCCGATGGTAAGAAACCATACATCTGTCCTTTCCACCACGATTCTATTTTAGCTTCTGCGTTACCACCACCTGATGACATATGACCATGCGTCATAGCAACAGTCTTACCTTTGACAGTAATGTTCTGATGAAATCCTTCAGGTATGTTTACTTCTACGTGTCCATATCTATCAGGATTAGCAGACATAATCTCTTTACATATCTCCATGTGCATAGTGTCTGAGTTATCTAAACGTGTAGTTGCAACTTGACCCTTGCTAGTCCTGGATGCCTCACCATGATTTCCAGGAACTCCACACAATACAATACGTTTAGCTAATGGTAAGAATGTATCTATTGTTTTCATCATCATACTTCTAGCTAGTGCGTACTGTTCTATTAGTGTCAGCTCGATATTGAAAGGTTGAGAATCGTAGAATCCATAGCAGTTTTCTGTAAGGTCTCCAACACCTGCTATATATATCTCATCTATTTGTACGTTAGTCTTACGTAGTTCTTTGATTCTTTGTACTGCATCTTGTAAAGCTACATCATATCTCTTGACTGTATTCTCTACACCGTAATCCTTTTTACCTAGTTGCCAGTCACTCATAAAGAACATGAATGCTGTGTCTCCACCCTTGTCGTACTTCTTTATGGGTACTTTTCTTTTTGCAGCACTCAGTAATTGCTTAAAGTATTTGTCGTGACCTGGTTTTTTCTTACGAACAATACCTTTAAACGCATAGAATGTCTCAACTCGTCCACCTTTTAGTTGTGTATTCCAACTAGACGCACGAACTTGCCCATCTATTTCATATAGGTTTGGATCAAAGCCCCACTCTTTTAGTATCTCATCATACTTTGATTGATAGTTGGGGTCGTTTCCTACGTGTGTGATTTCTCCAAGACCTGTGACATTATCTATCTCATATCCTGGCATCCATCCTGCTTTGTAAAAGTTATTACCTAACTCTTCAGAGGATAGCTTTTTTTTCTTAGGCATAAAACCTCCTTTAGCCCTGTTACCAACAGTCTATAGGGGTTTACGCAGAAATTGTGTATTTAATTAAATTATTTGCTGACTGATTGTGAGTTACCACCAATTTGTTTTTTGGCGTAAGTCTTAATTACAGCTAAAGCTGCACCACCACCTGCAAGAGCAGCCAACTGAAGTACTTCAGCGTCTACACCTACCAATGGAGCTACTGTTAAAGCACCGATGAACGCTTCTACGAAGGTCCAACTTGTTCTCTCTAACATATCTTTAAGTTCTGCACTCATTTATAATCTCCTAGTTTATTAATCTACCTTTAATCATAGCATTAGTCTTAATGACATTACCGTTTATCTCTTGCAATTTATCATATACAGACTCAGCTAATATTAAATGATCTTTAGCTTTATTATCTACTGGTTTATTCTCCAACAAATTATTAATAGTATTGTATTTAATAGTAACTTTCTTACCTTGTAATAATTGATTAGCTACCTTTGAATACATTTTCTTGTACGCCACAGCACTTGAGCCAATGAATCCATCAGCAGATATGTCTAAGTCTTGCTGTGACTCACCCACAATAAGACAGCCAGATGTATGCTCGTCTGTATTACCTGTATGAATTAATATATAGGTAAAATTAGGTACGTTCTGTATGTGCAACATACCATAATGTGCGTTCTTATATCTCTCTGAATACTTAGCATGAAACCCACCAGTCTTTCTAAACTCTACATCGTATGTACCCTCAGGTATGCAGGTCTCGTGCATTACTTTGACTGCTTGGTATTGATCTTCTAGTGTATAACACTCAAACAAGCCATCTATAAACAACATACCATTGGTTGCATCTTTTCCAAATTGTGTTCTAATAACATCTAGTTGCATAATTAATCCTTTCTAAAACTAATAGTCAGTAACCATACAGCTAATGTTATTAACGTAGCTAACCCTGTTACTTGTTGTGCAGATCCAGTAAGAGTAAGTGTTGCAATAACTAAACCAACCAAAGTCCAACTAAGGTTTAATGTTTCTTTAATTGCTGCAATGAACCAAGCCCATAGCTTTTTAATCATCAACTTCTCCTAAACATGAAAGCTGCCATACTAGCTATTCTAGTCAAAATAACTGGCACTACAACCTCTTGGGCTTTTTCCTTTTGGTCTTGAGTCATGTCATCACCTATGTTTGCAACAGTTATATCACCTAAATTATTAAAATCTACGAAGGTTTCTATAGGATTTTCTATGAATGATTCGTAAGATATCTCTGTAACAACATCAGCAAGGGTATAATTCTCTACATCAGCGTTCTCTACAGATCTCTCTACATACTCTTCTACTGCCTCAGCTACAATAACATCATCTTTAACAGACTCAGCTATTAATACTACATCCTCTGCCTGTACCTGGAGTACCTCAGCTACAACTTCTACTTGTTCTGTGGTAAGTTGTTCCACATCTGCAATAGCTTCCTCTACAACAGCTTGTACTATCTCCTGTACTTCTTCTGATGCCTGGTCTAAGTTCTGTACAC